AGGCGTACACCTGGAGAGGCGCGTAAATTCGTAGTCCGAGCGTGTAAGGATGGGCAAAGCAAGGTTATCCGCTATGGTGATCCCAAGATGACCATAAAGAAGAGCAATCCAGCCCGTAGGCGTAGCTTCAGGGCTAGACACGGGTGTGACAGCAAGCCTCCCAGCAAGCTAACCCCACGTTTCTGGAGTTGCCGAAATTGGTAGTTACATGAAAAGCAAAAAGGCTTTAAAATCGATTCCTTGCCCTCCAGAAGCCTCGCCACGGGGTCGGGATAGGCAAAATGGTAAAAGATGCGTAACTAAAACAAAACCCAAAGAATCGAGTTTAAAAGCCAAGTTTAGGGTTGAACCGCTAGACAACCGAGCCTGCTGTTGCCGTATTGGTCGCTAGGCTGCCGTTTATACGCCCCTTATAGGGCTATTCTACACACCCCTTATAGGGCTATCGCTCCCGCGAAAGGCTACGCTACCGTTTGGTAGCTGGCCTACCGTTTTCGGTCCGCCACTTTTGCCAACGCTCCCGCTGTGCCTGCGCTACCGTTTGGTAATGCTCCCGCGAAAGCTTGCGAGCCTTGCAAGATCCCTTGACGCTCCCGCCTTTCTTGCCTAGGCGCGAAAGGTAGGCTTTTATAATTTCATCTTCTGTCATATTTTTATATGCTCCTTATAGGCTGCGCTGCCGTTTGTAAAGACGGAATGCCTGCGCTGCCGTTTGTAAGCAAGCGCGAAAAGCCGTTGGGGTTTGAACCCTGGGAGGATTATTAAAACTTAACGCATGGCATGATTCGCACGCCTTCTTCGACATTCCTCCCTACTGGATAGCCATCGCCGCCGTCAATATATTCCGCCGCCGTCATGCCGTTATCACGGGCAAAATCTTTATTAAAATCTAAAGCTATTTCGCGGCACAATTCGCTTAAACTTTTCGCCTGGGTTTCAATCTCATGACTTTCTGGATAGAAGCACAACTTCTTACTATGAGCGCAGCCGCACAAATGCACCTCATGTCTTCCATTTTGGTAGTCAATCCATTTTAATTTCATAATTGTTTCTTTTTCTTTTTCATTCGCGCAATCAATAAAGACTACGCTGCCGTTTGTTAGGTTGACCCTATCGGATCTTACCTTTGCTTCCCACGTGCTAAATGGGAAGACAAGGGAAGACTTACTTGCGCTTATTCTTAGGCCATACTAGCCATACAAACGCGAGCAGCAGGCCACCGTGGAGCAGCCCCAGGGCGTAAACTTGCGGGCAGGTCATTTGAGCGCGTCCTCCTCTCTCTCAGCAAAAAGGCTTTCCGCGCAATCAGTAAGAACGTCCCAATTTATTCCAATGTTTGCATCGTGATTTTCTTTTGCTTTCTTTAATACCTGGAATGCTTGCTCCCTGGACAAATCTGGGCGCACTTCCAACACGTCATCAATATGCCATACGATGGCAATGGATAACTCCTTATTTTTTTGCGTGCTATTCTTTCTCATTTTGTTTGTGTCTCTCTTTCTTTTCTTATTATCGCGCTCCATTCCATTCCCTCCCGCTGCGCCCAACGTAGGGCGCGAGCGTAGGAAGTGAACCGCGCGAAAAATTGACCGACTGAGTTGTAAACGGCGTAGGAATGTTTAATGCTTTCCATATGCAACAACCTCCCGCTTCTTATCCCAACACGCCCGACAAGTAAGGCACTTGTTCCCTTGTTCCGCACTTGGGCAAGTCTTCCCGCTTGTAACTACAGTTGAAACTTGAACGCCTAAACGGCGAGCCAATGGCAACGGCGCAACGCCGTCAATCATATGCGCGGAAAGGCGAATGGTAAGATTTTCTGGAACTTTCCCGCCGTTATTGATGAATGTTTGAAGTATGCCCGCTTCCCGCGTTGGCAGCCAATGGCGCACTCCAGGCGTGCGCTCGCAAACCTCTATGATCTTTTTAAGATGATTCTGATTCTGGATATCTCCCGAATCGTGCCATCTAAAGAACGAATTCCCTTCCGCTTCGATAAGGTAGACCATACTCTCCACCCAATCGCTACGGCGTAAGGAACGCAATCTGCGAGCCAAGGCGGCGCGGACTGCGGGATAATTATAGTTTCCTTTCATCGCGTAGCACTTGCTACATACTGAACCCTCAACTTTTCTCAGTTTCCCGCCTACCTTGCAAAGGGAAGCAGGAATAGAATAGGCAGGGCATGGCATTTTTGAAGGGCGAGAGAATCCCCCACCCGTTGACGTTGTCGCGTGTTCCAATGTCATCATTTTGAGCCTCCTTCAATCCATCCGATAATTTTTGACGCATAGTAAGAAGTAGTTAAGCCGTTTAAAAACATCTCAATATTAAACAAGTCCAACGGCCAACGAAAAACGCGAATTTCAATAGTCTCTTTTTGCATAGTCGCGTTCCTAATTCTTACTACTGTTTTATCTTCTGAAACTATCGCCTGGATAATTCCGCCCGTGCAATACTCGCCAAGTTTAAATGTTTTTTTCATACTGTGTCGTTTTCTTAATTTCCTTTCTTTATTTATGCGTTGTCGAAATGCGTTAGGTTGACAACAGCATTCTTATCCACGGACGCATTTGTGTACCCATTCGAGCCGTGGATAGTAAGCAAGGCAAGCCCCGAAGGAGTCACGTTGTTCAAGATGTATCCAATGGCTTTCAAGTTGTGGATTTCATTTCGCTGCTTCATATTGAGCAACTCTAGGCCGTAGCAATTCTGGTCTACTCTCCAACTTCTTTCAGTATTTGTTAGCGTATTTTTCATTGTGTGTAGTTTCCTTTCTTTGTTTAGTTTTTACCAAAATATGCAATCGCCATAAAGACAACGCATGGCGAGAGGAATATGATTGCGATTGCTAGGTCAATCATTTTGTATCCTCCGCCCTAAGTTTTAATTTCATTAGGCGCAAGGCCACCTCTAGATTTTTAACATTCTCTGATGTATCGTGCATCTCGCATCCATTGAGAATCTCCCTTAGAAACATATGTGTGGCTCTAGAGAATATCTCTCCTCTTAACCGCTCGAACTTCTCCCTCGCCTTGTCAGCATAAAAAGCTTTTAATGCTTTCCTGCAATCTTCGCCTACATTTTCACGAGCGTCTAAAACCGCGCTCGTTTCGGTGTGTGTTGTGTTATTCATTTGGGCAAGATAATGCCAGCGGGCAGTAATAGCAATACTTTCTTTTCGCCCAGGATAAGGTATAAGGATGACTTATGGATGAACCAGGCGCATCTCCAGGCGCGATAGAAAAGGCAAAAAACGGGCGCGAGATATTTTCAGATAAGATTGCAGAAGAGATAATCGCAGCTTGTGGGAGTGGCTTTACTTTAGAGAAAGCGGGCGCGCTTGTGGGAGTGAATGCGAACACCATTAAAACTTGGGCGAGCAGAAAGCCAGAGTTTGCGCGCAAAGTGGAAACCGCGAGAAAAAAGCATGAACTATCCCTACTTCGCGACATAGAGCTAGCAGGCGCGAAAAGCTGGCAGGCGAAAGCATGGATGAGCGAGCGAGTTTATGGATACGCGCAACCCTCTGCCAGACTGCAAGTTAGCCAGGATGTCACCCACGGAATCAGCGGGAATTTGGCCTCACTTCTCGCGGGCATCGCGGGCAGAAAGAAGTCACAAGTGATTGATACTAAAGCAGTTGAGGTAAAACCAGCCATACCAATTCGAGACAATAGCTATTGTGCGACAGATAGCACGCAAACTATTGTAACACCAACACCAATAAAAATTCCTAGGCCTAGAAAAATTTGCATGAGAAGGCGAAAGCCTAGAGCAGAAAGCCTTGCCAAGTATCCCACCACCACACCACCCGCCAACCCCCCAGCCCCCATTTAATACGCATATACCCCCCCAAATTATTGTGGCTCAAAACAAAAAGAGGTCTTAACATAAACCTATGCCAAAGCCTCCCAAGCGCAGTCAAGAGGAGATTCTTCTAGACCTATCTAAACCATCTGCTTTCGCCTCTAACGTGTTAGGCATCAATCTTTATGATTGGCAAAGGAAGGTATTACGCGATTTAGAGCCTAGAGACTGTCGCGTAGCTCTGCGTGCAGCCAACGGCTCTGGCAAGACCAGCACCGTCATTTCAGCTATTTTGATATGGCACGCGCTCGTTTACCCGCGTTCAATCGCTGTAACCACGGCAGGCGTTTTCCGCCAAGTCGAAAGCCAACTCTGGCCTAGTCTGCGCAATCACATTGCCAAGCTTGGTGGGGCTTGGGAGGTCACATCTGGCGAGATCCGCTACCTCCACCCCAACGGCAACACATCACGCATTATAGGCTACTCAGCGACTGATCCTGGGCGTGCTGAAGGCTGGCACGCAGAAGACCACGAATACCATCCATTGTTGATGGTAGTGGACGAAGCCAAGACCGTAGCCGACCCGCTGTTTGAGGCTATCAGCCGATGTCAACCAACCCGCTTGCTAATCGCATCCAGCCCAGGCGGGACTAGCGGTGCGTTCTATCGAGCGTTTACCAAGGAAGCCAATATGTGGTCGAAGCACGCAGTCACAGCGTTTGACTGTCCCCACATAACCCAGACTCAGATTGATGAGGTAGTCCAGCGGTACGGCGAGAAGCACCCGCTAACCCGATCTATGATCTACGGCGAGTTTGTTGACATAGGACTGGAAAGCCTAGTTATCAATCTCACCCAGCTACAGAACTGCCACAACACACCACCCCGATTCAGACCAGGTGTGCGCATAGCAGGCGTGGATTTTGCAGCGGGTGGCGATCAGAACGTGATCTGCATAAGTGACGGCAACAAGATTCTGCCTATGATTGCTTGGCGTGAGAAAGACACGATGGCAGCCGTAGGCAGGTTTATAGTCGAGTTTAAGAAGGCTGGACTGGAAGCAAACAACATCTACGCTGACGCAAGCGGTATGGGGATGGTTATGTGCGATGCCTTGGCTGAGTCGGGCTGGGTAGTCAATCGGGTGAACTTTGGGGCTACGGCATACGACAACAACGCCTATACCAATAGATCGGCTGAGATGTGGTATGGGATGGCAAAGAAGATTGAGGATGCTGAGATCATATTGCCAGAGGATGAGGACTTGACAGCGCAGTTGACTTGCAGACGTACAATCACCAACAGCAAGGGCAAGCTTGGCGTGGAGTCTAAGGACTCAATGCGTGCCAGAGGCATAGCCTCACCCGATAGGGCTGACGCGCTGGCCTTGTGCCTCAGTAGCTCAAATGTCGGTCTTGACTTGACTTTTCAAATAGAACGTCCAACTTGGAAGTCACTTCAAGAAATGATGGTATCCCACGATCCCGTCATGGCTGGATTTGACCCAGGAGGATAAACACTATGAATATTTGGAATTGGATTACTTCAAATTGGCAAGAGATCGTAGCCGCTGTTGGTGGCATCGTTCTCGCTGCTCGCATCATTGTTAAACTCACACCGACCCCAGCGGATGATTCGTTCTTGGAAAAGATCGTAAACTTCCTCAAGACAGTCGGACTGAATATTAAATAATCTTTTGTGCTGCGTGCAATCCTTGAGATCATCGCAGCCGTGTTCCGCATCATTCCAGGTTGGAAAGAAAAGCGAACACAAAACCTCGAAAGCGATTGGCGCAAGAATCGCGAAGCTATTGAGCGTGATCTGCGTGGTGGGTCTTGGTGGTTGCGCAACAACGACACCAGTAACAAACACAACGGGAGCAGTTGAGTCTTTAGTACGAGATGAAAACTATTCTGCTGTCCGTACTGCTGATCCAAAAGTACGCGCTTGGGCAAAGCGCGCTTTACATTACGTCAACGATCTGTCATTTGAATTGAGCAGAGAAAGACAAAAATGAACGCTAAAGATACCGCAAGAACAGATTATTACACAAGAATCATCGAGGCCCTTAACCAGCGCGAAACCTGGGAGAACCGCCAGCGGTTGTTCTATCAAGCCCGCTACTTTGGTGTACGCCGTAAGGTCAAGCCTTGGCCTACAGCAGCCGACTTGCACGTTCAGTTAATCGACACAGCGATTGAGAAGCTGAAGCCCAGCTTCGTCAACAGCGCGATTGGTAACGACATTCTTTCTAGCTTCGTACCTATGCGCCAGCAGTTAGCTCCGCTGACAGTATCAGCCGAGCGTTGGTTTGATTACCAGATGCGTGAGCGTACCAACTTCCAGAAAGAGATTGTTTCAGTAATTGATAACTTGCTTCTATACGGACGTGGCGTGTCAAAGGTAATCTGGAACGAGGACAAGAAGCGCATTGACTTTGAGGCTATTGATCCCTTTCATATTATTGTTCCTTCCTATACCAAGGAGTTCAAAGATGCAGATTTCATCGTTCACATCATCTCAACGAGTGTCGATTCCTATAAGGCAAATCCCTTGTACAAGCAGGATGAGAACTTTATCAAAACAATTTCAGGTAAAGCCTCCAAATCAGTGGGCTTACGAAGTGAGATTCAAGACGAAATTTACAGGCGTGAAGGAATTACTCAAGAAGCTGAGAATGATCGTATTGTCCTTTGGGAGATGTACACCCCGTCTGAAGACGGATGGAAGGTCGAAACTTATAGCCCGCTTGTTTTAACTGAAGATGTCCGCAAACCTTTCACATTACCCTATCGTCACGGTGAACCACCTTTCGTAGATTTCCCTTATGAAGTTACTGGTGGCGGTTGGTACAGTCCACGAGGTGTGGCCGAGATCCTCCTCCCGAATGAGAACCTCCTCAATAAATTAAAAAATAGTCTCTCTGACTATGTGGAGCTTGCCAACCGCCCAGTTTTTGAAGCACAGAACCCCATCTCGCTAAACACATCGAACTTGAAGATGCAGCCTGGGCAGATTCTGCCACAAGGCTTAAAGCCGGTTCAGTTTAGCCAGCCTCCATTTGACTTCCAGAAACTGATGCTTGAAGAGCGTCTTCTTTCCGAACAGCGGATGGGCAATCCAGACTTTGGTGCTGGCTCGCAGTTCCAAGTGTCGGATCGCAAGACTGCCACCGAGATTCAAGCGTTGCAGTCGCAGGCAGCAGCGTCTGGAGATTTACGCAATCGTATGTTCCGAATGGGTCTAGCCCATCTCTTCAAGCAGTGCTGGTCGCTTTACACTCAGTACAACAAGAAAGACTTGATGTATCGCTATGCGGAAGAGACAGGATCGATGCCACCCGAAGGCATCCACGATGAGTATTCGATTGAGCCAAAGGGTGGACTTGACTTTATTAACCGTCAGTTCGCGTTGCAGAAGTCTGTGGCGCGGATGCAGATGTTCCAAAATAATCCTTTCGTCAATCAAGGCGAACTGGTAAAGTCAGTGCTTGAACAAGACGATCCCTCGCTGGTCCGCAGACTCTTCCAAGATCCAAACGCAGCCTCTGGCGATCAAGCTGAAGATCAAGCGACTGAAATCGCGACTATGCTTGCAACTGGATTCCCCGTCGCAATCAAGCCTAGCGATGATCACAAAGCGCATATATCCGTTCTCTTCGCGTTTAACCAAGCGGCTCAACAGCGACAACAGCAGGTCGATCAGAGCGCAATGCAAGTTCTAATGGCACATTTACAACAGCACTTGGCAGCCTTGGAACAGGTTGACCCCAACACATCCCGCGCTATCCAGAAACAGCTTCGTGATGCAGGTAAGGCTCAGATGCAACAGCAGGGGCAACAATTGCCTCCAGAAGCAATGCAAGGCCAAGCACCAGCACCGATGGCGGGTTGAAGTTTTCGCTAATAGTAATCGGCGCGCATAGCGGCGATAAATTAAGCAAGGCAATAGAAACATACTCCAAGCACGGAGATGTTCTACTTGTTGAGCCAGTTCCTTGGCTGTTTAATAAACTTCAAGAAAAGTATGGTTCAGCAAAGTCAGTTCATTTATTGCGGGCCGTTATATCCGAGAATGATGTAGATGAAGTATCATTCTTTGCTCCAATTGAATCTGCCAATGAAATTGCAACTTGGGGAGATCAACTAGGATCATTGAATCCAGTCCACGCACTAGGGCATAATAAAGAGTTTTCTAACAAGATTGAGGAGATAAAGGTGCGCGGAATTAGTTTTGGCACATTGATTAACAAGTTTGAAATAGAGCAGATTGACGTTCTCCACACAGATACAGAGGGATATGATGCTAGACTCCTTTCCGTATTTCCATTTGACAAAATAAAACCAAGGGAACTTATATTTGAATATAAGCATAGCGATGGAGTTTTCACGATAGGCAAAAACTTTGCCAAATTATTATTGATATTGGATGAGTTATCCTATAAAACACAAGTTATTGACACGGAAAATTGTCATTCAATTCTAGTTGAAAGTTAATAATTTATGAGAAAACTAAAAGCAGCATTGGCGTTCATCAGAGATCAAGAATGGGTCAACGAACCTCAATGGGAAGATGAGGACGAGAAGGCGTGGACAGGATTCTTGTCAACCCCCACAGGACAGAAGCTAAGTCTGATTTTGCTCAACCTAACACTGCGTCAAAACGCCTCTGCTGTAATGAAGAAACCAGAGGAACTTGCAGACGCTTGTGGACATGCTAAAGGATATAGGGCTTGCGTTGCGACCTTAGAATCGCTCGCATCCCAAAAACTTAACTCCGCCATTCCAGGCTATGGGGATGGATCGGATGAACCAGTAGCCGACTAACCTTGAGGTAGAATGACTCCCTACCCACAAGCGTAAGAAAGGGTCAAATGGCAGATTCAAATAACCTTACTGAAGCGGATGTATTGGCGATGGCGCAAGCGGCTGACGAAGGGCGGGATTTTACTCCCACTCCTAAGGAAGACGAAAAAGCCAAAGTAGAAACAGAAGCTACAGAAAAGGCCAGCGGAGATAACGAGCAGAAACCCGCGCCTGCTGATAAAGCCGAACAAACAAAACTAGAAGCCTCGGATGAGGTTTCAGCTACTAAGGAGAAATCCGAAGAAGCCAAAAGTTCTTTAACAACGCAATCTTCAGAAGACAAGTCGGAGTCGGCTTCCGAAAAGAAGCCTACCCGTTACGAGAAGGCTAAGTCACGACTTGAGAAGGAGTGGGAAGATGTCCGAGCCGAGAAAGCCAGAATCAAAGCAGAGCGTGAGCAGATCGAGGCAGATAGGGCAAGGAAGACTCCAGAAACTCCTCAAGGCGAGACAAAATCGAGCAGTCGCAAGTTTAGCGCGGAAGATTACAGGGAAGCAGCAAAGAGCTACCGTGATGAAGGCCGTGACGATCTTGCAAAACTTGCCGAACAAAAAGCTGGTGACATTGAAGTCGAGGATAGGAAAGAAGTCGAGCAGAAAACTCAAGCGGAACTAAAGTCTGCCTGGGATAAAAATTTGCTTGATGAAGTAGAAGCAAATCCAGAACTTAAAGATTCAACCAGCACATTATATAAAGCCGTATCGGAAATGTTGCAAAACCACGCAATCCTGCGTAATTACCCAGCGGGGATTAAGGATGCGGTTGGAATTGCCAAGGTGAAGCTCCAAGCGGAGTCCGCCTCCGATTTGTCGAAAAAGGTTGCAGAGTATGAGAAAGAACTTTCTCAACTCAGAAAAGCGACTACTCCAGCGTCTGGACAACCAAAAGGTCCTGCCAAGACTAAAGCTTTTCACGAACTGACTCTCGATGAGCAAGAACGTGAATTGATGAAGATGGCAAGCGAAGTTGACAGAGGTTGAGTAGTCATAACAAACAAGGATACTTAATTATATGGTAACTACTGGTTCAGTCAGCGCGCAGTTCCAAACGTATTTTTCAAAAGCGTTATTGGAACGTGCAATCCCATTGCTCCAAATGGAGCAATTCGCAATGAAAGCCCCCTACCCGACCAAAACGGGTGGAAACAAAACAATCCGATTCTTCCGATTCGGCGATCCCAGCATCACTGCGATCTCCGCTTTGTCGGAAGGAACGACTCCTTCTACTGGTGACGAGCGTGATCTCACGTTGTCCTCGGTTGAAGCAACCCTGGTGCAATATGGTTCTAAAATCATCCTCACGGATGTCGTGCTAGCCACGGAACTTTTTAGTCACCTCGCCCAGGCCACTAAACAATTAGGCGAAGATGCCGCCCTCCACGCTGACACCCTCTGTCACCGCGCGTTGGTGCAGGATTCCTCGACCAGCACTGGTACTGGTGTAGCAGTCAAGTCCTACGCTCGTTATGCTCAAAACACAACGAACGGAACGACCTGGGCTACCTCATCCGTTGCTAACAGCGCAATGACCGCCACCGACTTGCTCGATGGTGCGACTTCGTTGTTCATCGCTCGCGCTCCTAAGATCAAGGACGGCTACGCGCTTGTTGCGCATCCTGCCGTTATCCGTGATCTGCAGCAGGACGATGATTGGTTAAAGGTGTCGAGCTACTCTGCCCCCGATCAAATTTTTCGCGGAGAAACCGGAAAACTTTTCGGCGTGTCGGTGATTTCCTCGACTAACGTTCAGACCTTTAATACGTCTGCATCTGGTATCGCTGAAAATAGCGTAGGAACAACCGGTGTTAACACTGGTTATGCAAACGTCCTCCTCGGTGGTGGCGCGTTTGGTGTTCCTAGCTTGTCCTCATTGGCCGCCTCTGGCTCGCCCTTCGCACCGAAGGTCACGATCCTTGATGCTGCTGATAAGAGCGATCCTTATGGACAGCGCGTTGTTGCGTCCTTCAAGACGTTCTACGCGGCCAAGCAACTCGATCCTCGGTTCTTCCGAGTCATCGTTGCGAAGTCCAACTACAGCTAATAATTAAATGGGAACTCTAGTAATCGCTATGAGTCCTCGGAAAGCTGGGGAGGGTAAAACCTCCCCAGCCTCTTCCTCATCTGAGAAACCTATGAACAAAATGATG